TAGATTTGGTAGAATAAATTGGGCTGTTAGTGCAAGCCTAGATATATCTGGTTCTTTAGGAGAACCCAATAGAAGTTATAACAGAGCATGGGGTTCTTTTGAATCTGTTTCTGGTTCATCAACATTACCTATAATAGATTCTAAGTTTCCAATAACACTAAGACACTATTTAGGAGGAGCAACTGGATCAGATGCAGGAGATGATTTCTTAGCAGTAAGTGGAAGCCATTATGGTGCACCAAACCCTATATCAGGTTTTTCAGGGTCAGTACAAGAATTTAGAT